AGGTCAACGGCGAGCTTCTTGAGCGGATGGTCGAGGTTCTGGCTGAACGGCTCGGTGTAGTCGACCTCGATGCGCACGAAGTCGAGGCTGACCGTGAGCGCGCTGGTCGTGTTGCCCTTGCTGCCGCGGCAGCGGGCCTTGATGACAGTTGACGCCGAGCGCAGGTCCGACAGCGTGACGCTGCCGAACGTCGCCGTCACCTGTTCCTCGGTGGTCGTGGTCTTGGTCGCCTCGGTACCCGAGTTCGCACCGCTGACGCGCGGCTGGCAGCCGTACACGCCGCCGGTGACGACCGCGCTGAGGTTGACCTCGGACACGATCCGGACGGCGTCGATCGTCGCCCCGTCGGGAATGTCGGAGGATGTGAAGTCGGCGAAGCCGTAGTCCCCGCTCACCGTCGCGTTCTTGCCCGGCGCGGCGGTCGCGTAGACGTTGTCGCCGCTGGTCGCGAACGCGTTGGACGGGTTCGTCCAGCCGGTGGTGACGACGGTGTGCGCGTTCGCCGCGCGGGTGACGGTCGGCATCTACGGGCGCTCCGGACGCATGACGCCCCCCTGGCCGAACAGCTCGACGAGGCCGTTCGCGCGCGCCGGGTGATAGCCGAGAGACACGACGATCGGCCCTGCGTGGAGGTCGAGGTAGGGACCGTACGGGCCGCGGTCGCTCAGCCGCCGCAGCGGGTCGACGTGGACGCCCAGGCTGAGCGTCCCGTCGAGCGCCCACTGGACCATCCAGAAGTGGCCCCAGCGCACGCCCCAGGGCGGTCCGTGAACCACCGTGCGGGCTAGCTGAGGGTGACCGTCCAGGTCACGCTGAGCGTGTCTCCCGAGACCACCGAAGCGTTCGCGTTGAGAAGCGTCTCGAACACCATCACCCCGCCCGCGGCCAGCGTCCCGGCCGTGAACATGCCCGCCTTCGCGATCGCGGGGAAGGTCGCGCTGACGCTGAACGACTTGCTGAGGGTGTAGGTCGCCGCGTTGTCGGTGTGCGCATACGTCGCGAGCGCGCGCGCGCAGCCGCCGGTCGTGATCTCGCCCGTAAGCGCCGTGTCGCCCGCCGCGGGCGCGGTCGCGTTCTCGGTCAGCGCGATGAAGCGCGCCGGCGCGCTGCCGGGGTCGATCGTGAACGGCGCCGTTGCCCCGGGCGTGGTCGCCACGCCGTCGGCGACCGTCCACCACTGGTCGACCGTCACGACGCTCGTGGTGTTGCTGCCCACGTTGCCGTAGACGTCGGCGGCGGTCCGGATCCGCCGGCCCTTGAGCGCGTCGGCGGTGAGCGGCGTGCCGGTGACCGTGAGGCTGGTCGCGGTCGTCGCGGTGGCGGGCGAGCCGGTGGAGCTGCCGAGCTTGCCGCCGAGCGTGTCCGCGATGTGGTCGCGGCCGTCGGTCGTGAGCAGGTTGGGTGAGACGCCGAGGTCGGTGTACGTCCCGTCCTGGTGGAACACGACGGCGTGCACGGTGTTCGGGCCGAGCCGCACCCGGTCGGCCACCCTGTGGCCGCGCATGATGAGGGCTGCGCCGTCGACGAGCTCGAGGCGCGGCGCCAGACGACGGAGCAGGTGCATGGGGATCTCCCTAGCTGAGCCGGTCGTCACTGACGACGGCGTCGGTTGCCGAGCGCGACATCACGCGCGCCGTCTCGCCGCACGGGCAACGGAAGCGGCGGTTGGAGAAGAACGGGCGGCCGCATCGGGCGCACCTCGAGCGCGGCGGGAGGATGCTGGCGACGAGCCGGGAGAACCCGGATGGCGCGTAGCCCACCTTGTCCGCTGGCTTGCGCAGCATCTTGTCCGACGGCGCCTGTTGCTGCTTCCGCGGCGAGGGAGGCGAACCTTCCTCGCCCCGGCCGGTCATGCGTACCCGAGCTGCTTGAGCCGGGCCGCCCTGTGCGCGGTTTCGAGGGCCGCCGTCTCCTTCGCCCGCTTCTCGTCCTCGAGGCGCTGCTCGGCCTGCGCCTTCATGAGCGCCTGCATCTTGGGGTGTTTCTTCGCGTCCGCGATGTAATCCGCGGCATCGCCTTCGTTGACCATCCAGCGCGCTTCGAGCGAGCCGGTGGGGACGATCTTCGTGCGTGCCGCGTCGAGCGCCACCATGGCCATGCTCACGCCTCCTTGACAGTCAGCGACGCGCGCACGTCGCTCACCTGATCGGGAGAGACCCGGGCATCGTGCTCGCGTCCCTCGTTGACAGCCGCTGCGATCTGCGCATCGCTCGCGGTCGGGTTCTCGGCGATCGCATCGCGGATCAGCGTGCGATCACTCTGATCCTTGTTCGCCATCTAAGGACCTCCTGTCAGGCGAGCGGCGGCATGACGTACAGCACGACGTCGAACACGCCTGCCGTCAGCGCCGCGGTGCCGATGACGATCGAGATGTTGCGGTCCGCCGTCGTCTTGACAGCGGTGGCCGCGGTCAGCGCACCGGACGCCGGCGCGGGGAGGACGTTCTTGCGGCCCGCCGTCCAGGACGCGACGGCGACCGCGGTCAAGATGTCGTTGGCCGCCTCGACCTGGCACGCGATCGTCGCCGCGCCGCCCGAGGTGAGCGGCGTCGTGACATCGACGTAGCCGCCGACGACCACCGAGCCCGAGGGGATCGGCGTGCCGGCGGTGATGGCGATCGTGGACACTGCGCCGCCGTCGACGGCAAAGTCGTACCTGCCGCGGACGACGAGCAGCGCGCGGGCGAGCTGGTCCTGCGGGAGCAGGAGGGGGGAAACAGGCATCGGACGTCGGTTTCCTTTCGCTGCGGGGGCGGCTCTACACCGCCCCCGCTCTTTGGCTCCCTAGACGCCCGTGACCGACACGAAAGCGCTCGGGCGAAAGACCGCGAGCGCGAGGCGCTCGTAGATCAGGACTGCCGCCTTGCGTTCCGTGAAGAACGTCGAGTGCTCGGTGCTGATCTCGATCGTGGCGCCCTGCCGCCGGAACACCTGCGCGTAGGGCCGGAATGCGCCCACGAGCGCCGTGTTCTGGGTGATCGAGTTCGAGACGCGCACGGCGTTGCCCCAGATGCGCTCGGGCCCCGCCTCGGACGGGTTGCCCCAGATGTACACGCCGTCGATCGTGCGCAGGAGCCGGACGTCCTGCCAGTCCTGAGCGTGGAAGATGACACCCGTCGGCTCGGCATCGCCCGTCGTCCGGGCGAGCACCATCGCCTTGTAGATCGCATCCGGGGTGGGGTCGGAGCCCTTGGCCTGTGTCTGGATGCCCGACACGTTGAGGATGCCGCGCAGGTTCGGGCTCGTGCCGTTGCCGGTGAGCAGCTGGCTCGACCGGCGAAGGTTGATCATGTGCCCCAGGCGACCCTCGACGTAGCTCTGGAGGCCGCTGTTGTCGCTGAGCGACCGCCTGGTGACGGGGATGAACGTCGAGATCTCTCGGACGGGGTAGGTTCGCAGGATGAACGACAGCGCGCCCTCGGGGGCGGCCGAACCCTCCGCCGTCTCGGCGGCGGCGTTGGTGAACGTCGTCTCCTCGTAGAACTCGACGTTGTCGGAGTCGGTGGAGCCGGGCACGAACAGGTCGGTGACGTCGGCCAGGAACTGCGCCGAGGGCACGACCGCCTGTCGATCGGACTGCGGCGCGATGTCAGTGGACGTGAGCAGCGTCTTGACCCCGGCGCCCTGGAGGAGCTTGACGTACTCGGCGTCGGACAGCTCGAACGCCAGCGTGCCGCTGCCGCCGTCGGCGATCGCCCGCAGCTCGCCACCCTTGGTCGCGAACACCTCGCCCAGCGTCCGCGTCTTGGCGCCGCCGACGTCGGTTGGCCCGCCGAGCCTGTCGGGCGCCATCGGCGCTCGCAGGTTGGACAAACCCTTGAGCGCGAGATCGTTGTCGAACGCCGCCTTCTCGAGGCTGACGGCAGCCTCGTATGCCTTCGCCTTCTCGCCCACCGCGTCATTGAGCGCGCGGAGCTGGGCTAGCTTCTCGGCCGGCATGTCATAGCTGTCGCCCTTCTTGTGCGCGGCGAAGATGTCCGCGATCTGCTTGCGCAGCGTCGCGACCTCCTCGCCCATCGCCCGAACGGCGGCGGATGGCGTGAAGTCCATTCGTTGGTCCTTTCGCACATGAAGAAGCCCCGGCTGGTCCGGGGCTTCTGGTGGCTGCGAGACGGGGGTGTCCCTAGATCGGGACGCCCAGGAACCGGGCCTCCTCGATCAGCACCGCGACCTCGAGCGCGGCACGCGCACCCTTGTCGGGATCGGACTCATCGAGCAGCGCGCGGAGTGCCTTGGATGCCTCGTCGAGCGCGCCCGCGAGCGACAGCAGCCGCTCCCGGTTCGCGCCTGAGAGCACTCGACCCTCCTTCGCCCGGAAATCCGCCCGGCCTTTCGCCCGGGCGGCGACCGCCTCCGCCTGCTCCAGTGCCAGAGCAAGGTGGTCGGCAAACGGGAGGCCCGCTCCCGGGCCGCCCGACTTGATCGCGCGAGTGTGCGTCCCGATGCCGGCTCCGACGAGCACGGGGGAAACCTCGAACACGTCCACCTTGCGCAGGACGCGCACCTGTTTCCCATCCCGCTGCTCGAAGCTGAAATCGAGCGGGTCATAGCCGTAGCTCCACTCCTGGAGGTCGGCCATCGCCTTGACGGTGTGGTAGCCGTTCCGGCCCTGGTCGGTCTCCATGAGGAACGAGCCGGCGAAGGTCGCCCAGCCGGCCTCTTCCCGGATGACGCCCTTGCCGATCGGCAGCTCGCCCAGCCACGACGTGTGTCCGTAGGCGGACATCGGAACGCTCTTGGCCGGGAACGCGCCCGGAAGCGTGACATCGTCGTCGTGGTCGATGACGTCGAGCTGGGCGAACGCGACTGTCACGCTCCCCGCCTCGTCGAGCTTGAACTCGTGCGGCGTGAATGCCTTTCGTTCGGTCATGTCATCGCTCCTGGCGAGGCGCCGTTGCGAGCCGGCGAGGGTGAAAGGGTGGCCGGATCAACCTGAACGGTGATCGGAACGAGCCCGGTGTGTTCGATCGCCGGCAGATCGAGCGCTGCGAGCGCGCCCGCGGGGTCGAACCCGGCGCGAACGAGCACGCCGGTCGCCTCGATCCGATCGCGGAATGACATCCCGCGCTCGTCGAGCGCGTTCTCGCCGACCATGTTCAAGGGCCGCAGCCGCTCGTCGCCGCCCTCGCCGAACTGCGGCCAGTCCTCGAGCTCGGCCACCTGATTGGGCGTGATGAAGCCGCCGTTGCGACCGATCTGGTATGACTCGAAGCGGGTCTTGATGTCGGCGCGCTCGAGCGCCGCGACGTTGAACTTCGGGTACAGGTCGCCGCCGAGCCCGGTCCATTCGGCGCCCAGGAGCTGCAGCCCGATCGCCTGCTCCCAGCGCACGATCCATGGCATGAGCGTGTACTTCACGAACTCGAGAGCCTGGCTCTCGATGTTCGAGAACGTCGCGCGCTCGAGGTCCGCGAGCATGTGCGGGGGGATGCGAAACCAGCGCGCGATGTCGGTGACCTGGTGTTTGCGCGTCTCGAGCCACTGGGCGTCGTCGTTGGGCATCGAGAGGACCTTCGGCTCGAGGCCTTCCTCGAGAACCCACGGCCGCCAGGCGTTGGACAGCCCGGTCTTGTCGTCGGCCAGCTGTTCGGTGAGATGCCTGACCGCGTCGTCGCTCAGCTTTGCCGGCGAGCTGAGGACGAAGGATGTCGTGGCGCCGTTACCGAAGAAGCGCGCGCCATGCTCCTCTGCCGCGAGCCCGAGGCCGATCGTCTCGCGCGCCTGGCGGATGACCGAATATCCCCTGACGCCGTCCCACGACAACCCGGGGACGTAGAACACGTCGGCCGCGGTGAGGTTGACCCGTTCGCCATTGGAGCGGACGTAGCGAAACTCGAGCTCCCCTGTGGCGTTCCGCTCGACCTCGGTCCGTTCCGGGGCGAGTGGCCATAGCTGGCGCAGCGCACGCGTGCCGTCGCGCACCTTGAGCGCGAAGCTCGTGCCCCAGGTCGTGACGTGCGCCATCGAGACTTCGCGGAACGCATACGCGGTCATCTGCGGGTTGGCGACGTCGTGCAGCAGACGGTGGACCGGATGCGTGCGCACGACTTCGCGCGACCCGTCGGGCGCGATCCGGATGATGTTGACCGGCAGCGTCGCGATGGACTCGGCAAGGATCCTCACCCCTGCCCAGAAGGCCGAGTATCGGAGTGCCTTGTCGGTGGTCACCGAGATTCCCGTTGCGGACCGGCCGGCGCCGAGCTGGAGCACGTGCGCTCCGGCCGCGAGCGTTCCGACGCCCTGGTCGAACGCCTTGACCGCGGCGCGCGCGAACACGCCCATCAGCGGGCCCCGTACCGGACCGCGCCGACGAGGCCGAGGCCGAGCGCGACCGGGCCCAGGATCCCGCCCCACGGAGCTGGCGCCTGTCCGAAGCCGTAGGCGATCAGCAGCAGGCCGGCAGCGGCGAGCCCGTCGAGGGCGTTGTCACGGGCCGCGGAGAGCGCCCGGCGGATGATGCTCATTCGCTCTCCTGGCCGAGGATGAGGAACCCTCGGGTGTCGTAGACAGAGCCCTCGACCGGCTGCGAGGCGTGCCACGTGGCGCGGTCGAACCCGCCCACGCCGCAGATGTGGAGGTCGATCGAGCGCGGCGAGCCGCGGTGCTCCTTGACCGGTCGCGGACCCAGGCGGTCGATCTTGAGGACGGTGTTCCGAGCATGGCGCAGGAAGCGCGGGTCGCCGTCGTGGGTGAGGCCGCCTGCCAAGACGGCGTCGTGCCACTTCGCCCACGCGGGGACCATGCGCGCGGGCGAGGACGTGGGATACTCGACGACCGGCAGTCCGGCCGCCGCCCACTGCTCCATGAGCTGCGCCCAGCGGTACGGATCGCAGGCGAGCTCCACGACGTTCCGGTCGCGGCACGTCTCGCGCACCCTGGCGTCTACCTCGTCGATCGGGACCCTCCATTGCGGGTCGTCGGTCGGCCGCTCCCAGCACGCAACGACGAACCCGTGCGGCTTTGCGTCCACGGTCCAGGCCATGAGCGCCGTGCAGTCGTGGTTGAAGCTGCCGTCGAAGAACAGGATCAGGGCCTGGTCCCGAGCGACGTCCTGTGCGACTGCCAGCCGCTCGAGCGCGCCGGCCGGCAGCGCCGCCGTCGAGGACTGCACCCAGCAGTTCAACCGCTTGATCCGGAACTCGCTCTCGTCGAAGCCGCCGACGGTCGCCTTCTTCGCCGCGCTCGCGAGCTCGGTCGCGTCGAGGATGTCGCCGAGCCCGGGGTTCGCATCCGCCCACGCCCGGGGATCGAGGATCGGCGCGTCCTCGGCCGCCGCCCACCACGCCATGAAGAACGTCGGATCGTCGAGCTCGCCCGAGGCGACCCGACGGCCGTACTGCCACAGCGTGTAGGCGATCGAGTCCCGCCCGGTGATGTCGGTCCGCACGCCCGCCGTGGTGACGATGAGCATGAGCGGGTCGCGCCGGGCGCCCATGGCGAGCGCCATGACGTCGTACAGCTCACGGTTGGGCCAGGCGTGCAGCTCGTCGGCGAGCACGAGCGTGGGCGACAGGCCCTCCTTGGTGTACGCCTCGGAGGAGAGGGCGCGGTAGACCGAGCCGGTCACCGGATCCTCGATCGCGTCGCGGTAGAGCCGCAGCCGCTCCGACAGCTCCGGGATCAGCTCGACCGTCCGGCGCGCGGCCCCGAACACGAGCTTGGCCTGGTCGCGGTCGGCGGCGCACGAGTAGACCTCGGCGCCGGCGCCGTCGAGCACGAGCCCGTACAGCGCGATCGGCGCCACGAGGCCCGTCTTTCCCGTCTTGCGCCCCATCCCCCACATCGCGGTCCGGTGCAGCCGCCGGCCGGTCGACGGGTCGCGGGCGAAGGTCGCGCGCACGAGCCGCCGCTGCCAGTCGCGCGCATCGAGCGGCGCGCCCGTGGGGCCGGCGATGCTGTCCTTGGTGATCCGCCCGTAGGCATCGAGGAAGGTGAGGATGGTGTCCCCGTCCCCCGCCCGTTCGGCGGCCCGGGAGACCGGGGTCAGGTAGCGCGGCGGCCAGCGGCGCGCTTCGCGCCGAGCTGCTCGAGGGTGGACTGCGCCTTCACCTCCGCTACACCGAGCCGACTTCGATCGGCCGGCGTTAGGCCGAGCAGCGACAACCACTTCGTGATCTGGACCTCAGTCGTCTGGAGCGCCCCCACGGCGGGGTTGAGGTAGGCGTAGCCCTTGTCCGTGTACAGGACGTGGCCCTGCGAGGCGACCTCGGCGAGGAGCTCGGAGCGCCGGTCGAGCGCCTCGCAGTAGAGGCGCAGGTTCCGGATATCGGACGGGCCGATCCAGCGGCAGTTGGCGAGAACGTGGCGCCACTCGCCCGCGCCCTCGTCGCCCAGCGTGGCGGGCGGGTCGAGGTTGACCGGGACGGCCGAGAGGACCGTCAACGCCGGCTGGAGCGAGCGCTTCCCGGGGTTGCCCAGACGCCGCTTGAGCTCGGTCGGCTTGTTGGGCGGTGCCATCGGGTCAGACCCCCGGGGGGTTGATGTGCGGCGATGTGCGCATGAATGGCTGTGGGTACGAGGTCGGCTGAGGCCTCAGCGATTCACCGGCCCCCCGGGGGATCGACCCCGAGCAAGCGCGTTGCACCGCGGGTGGCTGGCCATCCAGCCGTGCTCGGGCCGACCATCGATGACGTGGGCGGCGACCCACCGGCTGTCAAGGAGCTGGCCGCAGTAGCCGCACGAGGCTGGTAGGGTGGCAGCCAATGCACGTCGCGCCCGGTCGTGGTCACGGTCGTATCCCCGCTGCTGTCTCGACCCTCGTGCCCGGTCCATCGCCCGCGTGCACTCGGGGCAGCGGGACCGGGGGGTGAGCCGGCGGAAGGGGCAGGGGACGCCCTGGGCGGGGCCGAGGCAGGAACGGTTCACGGCGCAGCCCGAACCGCCGTCGGATGCGGCGCCTGTGCGGCCAGCCGCGGAAGTGGATCGTCGGGAAGTCTACGCAGCGGTCTCCCCCTGTCGAGAGCGCAGGGCAAGGCGAAGGTCGGACAGCCGGTCGCAGAACACGACTAGGGCATCGGCGGCGATGATCTTCGCCGCCCACGCCGGGACGCCCACGGCGATCGCTGCCTCTGCCGGGCCCTGCCCGCTGGCCACGTTACGGACGATCTCGGCGCGCTTGCGGCTTGTCTCGTCTTCCGATCCGGTCAGCTGCGACAGCGCGGCACGGTACGGGGTCCGGAACTCGCTGATGAGCGCTGGCTCCTCGTGGAAGTCGAGCAGCACCTCACACCGCTCGCACGCCCGGCCGTTACCGAGGAAGCTGTGTGCTCGTTCGGTCGTCGCCGTGGGCGCATCGATGTACTGGACGAAGGCAGGCGTCATCTCGGGCGCGCCGCCGGCATCGACGTGCTCTGGCGCCTCGTGCAATCGCAGCGGCACATCGTCGGCGGCGGCCCGGCGGACGATGCGCACCAGCTCGCGGAGTACCTTGCCCCGATGCGATGGCCTGTGCCACGCGATGGACATCGAGGCGGCGTGCTCGGCGCTGTATGTCCGGCCACGACTTGCGACGGCGCGCGCGTTCAGCTCGGCATCCGACATCCGCCGGTAGCCCGGTTCACGGCGCGAATGGACGGTCTGCGTCGAGGACGCTGCGGAATGGACGGTCCGCGTCGAGGACGCTGCGGACCGGGTCGTGCTCACGCTTCGGGCGCCTCGAACCGCCGGCGGATGAGCGCCGCGAGGGCGGTGATGCCGGCGACCACCGGGCTGACCCAGGGGTGGGCGTCGGCGGGCCAGACGGCGGTCAGGATGCCCGCGACCGTCGCCAGCACGATCGCCGCCGCTGCCGCGGCGAAGCTCGTGTCGAGTGCGTACCTCATGCCGCCTCCATATCCATCGGCATCGCCATCGCCACTCGCAGCACGAGCAGCGCTGCCTCGATCAGGCCCATCAGCTGACCTTGCGACTCCGGACTCGTCGGCTCCGTGCCGTCCATGTGCGCCTGGTGGAGCGCGAGCGCCGCCTCGAGGATCGGCACCGCGTCAGCCGCGGCGCTCATCGCGACGCCTGGTACAGCGCCCACGCGGACTCGCCGGGGTTCTTCGGCTGCCAGCTACCCGGATGGCCGGCGATCGGCTCGTAGTACTGCTCGAACAGCGAGTAGTCCACATCGGGGTGCAGGCCGGGCTGGCCGAAGAAGCCGAGCAAGGCGAGCTCGCGCACCTGCTGCGGCGAGGCGACCGCCAGGACCGCCGAGGAGTCGATCGCTCGCGCGGTGACGCTGCCGTCCTCGCCGTAGGTCACGTGGTCAGCGGGCGAGAAGCCGAGCTCGTTGAGGATGCCCCACGCCGGGTTGTCCACGATCGCCCGTGCCGACACCGGGTCGGTCGCCTTCGGCGCCACTGCGAGGACCGTTCGGGATGCGACCACCGGATCGGCGTCGGGCTCATCGTCGGGCGCGGCCAGGCGGGCGGCGTACACCGCGAGCCGGGCCGCCCAGCGGCGGAGCTCGGCCTCGTTGCGGGCCTTGACGGCGCGGGGAAGGTAGACCGTGGCGATCCGCTCGATCGCGGCGGTCAGGCGGCTGGTATCACTCATGCCGAGATCCTTGCATACTCGGCCGGCAGGTACCGGCCGTCATAGATGCCCTTGGTGACGAGGACCAGGCGCTTGCGGCCGACGCCCGGCCAGTCGAACCATTCGGGCGGTTCGACGGGGACCGTCGAGCCCGCGCCGCGAATGGCGATCGAGCGGCCGGTGATCCGGTCGCCCGCGACGGTGTAGATCCAGAAGGGGAAGCGGGGCAGGCGCGCCGTCCAGCGCTCCTGTGCGGTCGGGTAATGGCCGCCGAGGCGGCGCCACGGGATGCGGCGGCCGGGGCACGCCTTGTAGTCCGCGCAGTCCCGGTGCGCGAGCAGCGCGGCGCGGGGATGACGGCCGCGGACATCGTCGACGAGCGCCGCGAGCGCGGTCGCCTGCGCCGCGTTGGGCCCCGTGGCGGCGAAGCCCTCGACCTCGACGCTGACGACCCCGCTGTTCGGGTCGCGCCAGTACGCGCCGAGAGCCGCCTGCGCGGCGGTCGCGCCGTAGATGACGACGTCGCCATCGGGCGACACGAACGCCGGATCGTCGGTCGTTCGGATGGCGCGCGGATTGACCGAACCCGAGAGGCGGCCCTCGGCCAGCATCCGAACGGTTCGTCCGGTGCGCTCGATGACGTAGTGGACGCTGACGCCGTTCGGGTTGGGACGCGACAGGTAGCCGACGGTGCCGCCGCCCTCGGCCATATGGACAACGATCCCGAGCACCGGGCGTGACCGTCGGCCGTAGTCGTGGAAGGCGCGCACGAACGGGTAGCGCACGCTCATCCCCCGGCCTCGGGCTCGGGGCGCGCGAAGCAGCGCTCGCACAATCGCTCCGGGTCGGCGTTCGCCAGCTCGTCGTCGGTCAACAGCCGCAGGTGCGCCGCGTCGTCGAGGTTGTCCACCTCCCGGGTGAGGAGGCGACCGTCGGCGTCTTTGGCCGCGCGGTGGATCTTGCCGCCCACGACCTCGATGGCGATGTGCACCGTGCTCAATCGAGCACCACCCGGTAGTCGGCGGTGCGCAGCGACGGGTCGTTGAAGGTGTTGGTCGACCAGCCGGCGAGCGTGCCGCAGTCACCCGCGTTCCAGAAGCCGCCCGCGATGTAGTTGCCGTCCGGCTTGGGATAGCGGATACGGTTGCGCGCCACGGTGTGGCCAGCGCACGTCCCGGTGCGGTTGATGTCCCATACGTAGCCGCCGATGTTGTTGCGCGGACTCACGTCGGCGACCACGATGTTGTCGGTGATCTGGCTGCGCTGGCCACCGGAGATGAACGCACCGCCGACCTGGCCCGCGTTCACGAGCACGTTCCGGCGGGCGATGTTGTCGGTGCCGCCGCTGTCACCGAGCGCGATCGCCGAGCCCGAGGGCGAGCGCCACGCGAGGCAACCCGCGGAGCCCACCAGCACGCCCTCGAAGTGGTTGTCCTCGACCACCACGCCGCTCGACCGGTAGACCGACACGATGTCCTCGGTGTCGCCGCAGCGGCCCTTGTTGCGCGCGACGAGGCCGCCGGTGACCTTGTCGAACTGCACGAAGTTGGCCCGGTTGAGACCCACCCGCTCGTACGGCCCGGTGATGTTGAGATAGCGGCTGTCGGTGACCATGACATTCGAGCTGTTGAGCGCGTACACGCCCTCCGACACGTTCCACAGGTCAACGTTGCGGATGGTGACGTTGGTGCAGTTCTCGAGCCGGATTGCGATCACGTTGACGCCGAGGTCGCGGAACGTCTTGTTCTCGATCACCACGTCGCGGCAGTCGCGCAGGCTGATCGGGCCCGACGCCGGGCGGCTGCCGAACGTGGGCGCCGGGGTCGCCGTTGGTGCTGACGAGGGCGTGGAGGCGGGCGTCGGGCTTGGGGCAGGGGAGGGAGTCGCACTCGGGGCAGCACTCGGGGACGGCGCAGCAGTCGGAGATGGCGCACCTCCCTCGAGCGCGGACACGCGGGCCTCGAGCGCGGACACGCGGGCCTCGAGCGCGGCGATCGCATCCGCGGCGGGACCGGCCATCGCCATCTGCGGCGCCCACACGAGCGCGAGCACCGCGGCGGCGGCGACCAGGCGCCTCATCGCCGAACCTCGACTCGGGGGCCTGTCGCCTGGCCGCACAGCTGGCAAACCCGGATCCCGAACAGGCGCAGCAGGCGCGGCGCGAGCGCGATCCGCTCGGGCCGGATGAGCTGGCCGCACCAGTCGCAGATGCCGAGCTGCGGCAGCGCCCCCGTCATGCCGGGTCACTCATCCTCGGCGCGCAGCTCGCGCATGCCGTCGGGCCAGGTCGCCTTGCGCAGCGCCCGGCGCAAATGTCGGGCGCACATGCCGCGCCGGGTGTCGGCGAAGCGATAGACGGCGGGCGCCAGGTGCGCCGGCGGCCCGTCGCACACCCCGGCTGCCGGGCGGCGGTCCGGCGCGTCAGCCGCAGGCATCGGCTCACGAGGGCAGGCCCAGAGCGCGCGCGATCGCGGGCCCGAACACTTGGCCCAGGACCATCGTCACGCCGATCGCGCCGGCGATCCACGCGAAGCGCCGGTCGATGCCGTCGGCGCGGTCGTCGAGGCGTGCGATCAATGCCGACAGCTGGTCATGCGTCCGGCTCGCGTCCAGCAGATGCGCATCCATCCTGCGGCCCATCTCGCGCAGCTCCACCTCGACCACCGTCAACCGATGGCTCGTGTGGTCCGAGGCGCGGCGGCGAAGGTCATCGGTCATCTCGGCGCAGGCTGGGCCGGCGCCGCAGGGAGGGATCTCGCGACGCCAGCCGGGAGGAGGAGCGAGCACGCCTGCACGGTGGGCAGGGTAGGCGCCGGTGGTAAGTCCTCCGCTTACGCGCCTCAGGCGAGCCCGAGCAGGCGGTCGATCTCGCGCGTCGCCCGTTCGCCGGCGATCCTGTCCAGCTCGCGCCGGATGGCGGCGATCGCGCGGTTGGCCCGCTCGCGCTCCGACAGCAGCTCGCGCAGCGTCGCGAACAGCTGCGCCTCGCGCTCGGCGAGCAGGTGCTCGGGATCGGGCGCGGCGAGGATCTGGGCGACGCGGGCGCGGGTCAGGCCGACACGGTCGGCGATCGCGCCCCGGCTCATTCCCTCGCGGGCCAGGGCGCGGATCTCGGCGTTACGGGCGGCGAGCGGCGAGCCGGACAGCACGTCGGACGCAGAGCGTAGCGGAGGCTGTCACGAGCCTGCAATGCGCGCGGTGCCACAGGATCTCCCGGCGGCAGGTCACCGGAACATCGCTTCCAGGACCGCCAGCACGACGGCCGCGAGCAGCAGGCCGGACATGACGCCGCCCACGAACGCGGCGACCGGCGGGGGCGGAGCGTCGTCGATCACGCGACCCACTCCGGGCGGCATTCGAGGATGTCCAGCGGGCGGCGACCGTGGCCGCCCTTCGTCCGACCGCAGAAGCGCCACCCGGCGGCCTTGAAGCAGTAGCCCGGGTTCGGGCTCGCGACCGACGCCGCGTCGACGTACGTGTACAGCCGCTCGCCCGGCCAGACCGTCCACGCGACGGCGTCAGCGTCGCGGATGAGGTCGCTCGACAGCCCCGCGCCCTCGTTGCGGAACACGGCGCAGTTGACGCCCTGCTGCCCGCTGTCGTCCTTGAACCGGCGCCACGCGAACATCGCTCGGCCGTCGTGGGTGACGAGGACGACCTTCTCGCCCGGCCCGACGAACAGCCGCCGGCGACGCCCATCCTGGTACTGCCGGGCCGAGTAGTGCCGCTCGTACAGGCCGAGCGCAACCGGATCACCATCCCGCGCCGGACGCCACGGGCCGATCGCGAGCTCGGGGAACAGCACGTCGATCACGCCGACAGTTCCGCGAGGAACGAGGGCCCGTCCGGGACGGCCGAAGCCGCCCCGGCCCGAGCCTTCCGGGAGGGGGCATCGCCCGGTCGTGGAAACCTCGCAAATCGGCCCTCCGGGGAGAGCCGTTCGTGATTGCCCTCACGGGGGTTCACGGCCCCGCGAACGAGCGGCGCCCCGGTCAGCCGCGCAGGGGACAGGCCGGGCGACACGTCAAACCCGGCTGTGGCCTGGGCGGCTGACCGCGGAGCCGCGAGCAGCGTGAGGGCGAGGACGA